TATTACCCCAAAGAAGAAGGCGGTGGTGATCTGGTGATTGACTAGAAACGATAGCCAATCATCTCTAGAGCTTGGGCATATCGTGTAGTCAAGTCGATGTCCTTGCTGTGTAAGTGAGGAGCCCAGTTTTCGTCCTGTAGCTCCCATTGGTGTTGGAACTCTTTCGTGGCCCCACAGAGCTTACAAGTACCTGTAGTGTAAGGACTCTTTGGGGCCTCCAGCATCCAGTGATGGGTACACATCCTAACCTCTGAAGTAGAGCCCCGCTAAGCCTGCTAGGACAATAAGGAGGAGGGCTCTGTTAATGTTTACATCTGCTTTAAGCCCCCCAATAGAGTAGTAGACCTCGATCAAGAACTCTAGCCACCCCTCAGGAGTCCTTGCCTTCTCTAGGGAAATAGGATTTCCTAGGGTTCTCTTAGGAGTCTTAAAAGGGTTCTTCACTAGAGCACTTCTCTTACTTCTACCGCTACGCTCTCTACATGGGACGGGAGGTCATCATAGGGGCTTAGCTGTCTCCCCATATGGTCTAGCCACCCTAGTAGGTCAACCGTCACATACCGAGTCCCTGTCTTTCCATAGGAGAAGGCTTGGAGAGGGATGTTTCCTTCTGCTGTATGAAGGGTCTTGATGATAGCTTCGACTGTCCTATTGTTGTTGTTAGCTGTAAGGGGGAGGTCTATGGTAAATCTAAACCCATCCAACACCTTAGAGCCGTCAGTCTCTGCTGTGTCTTTCCTGATCCTCTTCTTATAGATAACCTCTACATCCCCACCCTTAGGGGTATTCGTGTTTGTCCCTGCTCGGTTAAAGTTCTCTCTTAACTGGAACTGCCTCCCTGCTATCCCAGCACCAGAACCTAGCTGGACTTCCTTTGCTCCAGAGAGCACATTCCCTATATCCGTAGTCGGAGTAGCCCCATCCACCCCTCTATCAAGGTTGATGTATTCGCCTGAGGTGCTGCCTGACAGGTCATCGGCCTCCCGAAAGACGGCAATCCATGTCGCATCATCCCTAGGCATCCCTCCATCGAAGCGGGGCCTATCCATAACCCCGTCAGCCTCTCTCTTAACAGCCACACCAGAGGCAGGAGAGGCAAGAGGTTCGGCTTGGAAGAGGGTATCTGAGGTACGGGTGGCTGTGCGGGCTGAGAAGTGGAGGCGTACTGTGCCATCATCTCTAGCGGAGAGGGCAAGGACTTCTAGCTCTTGGTTAGCAGTGCCGTGAAAGTACATCCGATGGTGTCCACAACCATCAAGCTCTATGAGGTGTCCCATCCCATTCCAAGCCATTACAGAGGCCTTCTTGGAGGCTGCATTGCCCCCATAGGTGTAGAAGAGCCACTGACTAGAGCCTACGGAAGCCACCATGTGGCCTTGCTTGGCAGTAGGGAGCCCATCATCCTTGTCTGGGCCTATGTTACGGATCAGGACTCCTGAAGAGGAGGAGACAAAAGTATACTCTAGTATCCCTCCATCCCCAGTCCCAAAGTAGAGGCTATCTCCATGTGGGTTGTAGGGGTTGCTCCATTTCCTAAGGCCCCTCCCGTTATTTGCGCTATAGAAGGGGAAGTCCATAAGTAGTTGGATCGTATTAGCACTTATATCTAGGGCGTAGAGGCCTTCCCCAAGCGTTGCAACAGGAGCAGGGTCTCCGTTAAGGTCGAAGTAAGCTGCTGCTCCCTTAATGCCGCTATCGGAGATTACCTTTGGAGAACCTGATACCTCACCCCAGACATTACCATCGTCGGTAGAGCTAGCTATCCTCATGGTGCCTCCACCCTCATCCCAGAGCATGGCATAGAGGGTAGTGCCTACCATGACCAGCTTTCCTCCATCCATATCCTCCCCAGCAGTTACGGCATTGGTAAGGGAAATCCCAGATGGAAGCTCTGTGCTAGGGGCGTTCCAGGTTGCGCCGTCGGTAGAGTTCCGTGACCTAAACACATCCTCATCGGCAAAGATTGCAACCAGTCGAGAAGGGGTAGCTATCAAGTCAAAACCAACAAGGGGAGCAGACTGGTTTGCAATGACAGTCCCCCCACCAGTCCAGCTAGTAGAGGAGCCTGTGTACTTTCGCACAACAAGCCCGTCATTGTTGGAGGAGTTATCCCCATTCGTATCAAAGAGGCCCCAGAGGTCTCCTCTGAAGATGGCCGTAGCTCGAAGGATACTGCTAGCACCACCCCCAAAACCCGTAGGCTCGGTAGAGTCTTCTTTTAGGATGCCTAGTACCGTGTCCTTAAAGCGGGTGTCTATATCTTCGGAGTCGGCTATTCGGCCTATCCTTGATAGGCTATTGATCTCTCTAGAGGGGATACGGTCTAAGCCTAGCCCATAGATAGGAGAGGGAAAGACAAAGGAGCTACGGGCAGTAAGACTCTCTAGCCGTTGGAGCCCTTCTTGTCGTACTACGGGGGCCTCGGAAGGGACTTTGAAACGTTGTACTGGCCCTTTGAGACGGTACTTTACGCTGTTTAAGGTAACAAGGGCTGACTGAGGCACTAGGTCACCTCTACAACGATGCTACCAGCTAGGGGTCGAGTCCTCGTTCTCGATAAGAGGAGTTCCCACTCCCCCCTGAGGTCTCTAAGAAGCTCTCTCCCCTCCTCAGCAGCAGCGTAAGGGGTAGCTCTCAGCACATACCAGGCAGTGTAGGCCTTTAGGTAAGCTGCGTTAAGCTCTACGTTGGTATCATCGGCTGTGATTATCTTCGGAGCTCCTTGACCAACCAACTTCAGTCTCCTATCCAAAGGAGGACTGGCTACGGTTACCATGTCAGGGGTAGCAACATGGGTCTCATCCCCTCCTACCCTTACCCCCGTAGGTTTGAGGACGAGATACTTGGTACCTTCCCGTTCATCTATCCAGTAGTCTGGGATACGTCGTCCAGGCCTGTTCATAAACCTCGTGTTATAGAGGCCTCCCCCAACAGCATCCTCCAACCACACCCCTGACAAGTACACAAACTTACTTAGCTCATCCCCTAAGGGCATCTCATACTCTTCTAGGGCCTTAGAGGTTAGGATCAGCCGTACATTATCAAAGATAGCGTTTACGGCACCCCCTGCTGTGATAGACAGGGTAATGGTTAGCCTTTTCGGGTTATCACTTACCACGAAGTCGTCTACGGTCTTCTCCACGAACACATCTGTGTCGGTAAAGGTGGGAAGACTGTTCGTTGTGATGTCGTCGGTAATTTCCAGGCTGACTCGGCTGGCTGTATCTTGCTGGATAGTCCCTCTAAGGCTTAGGGTCTCACCTGCAAACTTAAAGAAGTTCCTAATTGAGAAGGTGATCTCAGCTTTAGCAGAACCATTCGAGGTTAGTTTCGCAGCATAGCGGAGGTCATCCCCTACCTCAGTCGCTTCCCTTACAGCCGTAGTATTACTGTCTCTATCCCAGTCGTCGGGAACCGTGGAAGCAGTCCACCTCTCCATCTGCCCCTTCCCAAAGAGGACATCCCCTGTGATAAGTTCTCGGTTGGTCTTCGGGACAAGGAGGCGTTTGGCTCCAAAGGCATACCTAGCCGCATTGTTCAGCCCATCGAAGAAGGACTGGATACGGTAAGGGGGGCTTAGGAGGATGTACTTGGTTGTCGTGTTTGGAGTTGAAGACCAGGCTGGGTCTACCGTTACCCTATCGTTGGCAGCGGTAGAGCCTGAGGTAATGCGGTCATCCCCAGAGGACGTACCAGCATAGGTATAGATATTGAAGCCCTTCAGGTCGTCATTAGCAGCATGGATAAGCCTAGTAGAGTCATCAAGGGTAGCAGACCCTCCTGCTGAGGCTGTCCCTGTAGCAGCCAAACAGAGGGGAAGCATCCTAGCTACCTCTATGACGAGGGCTGACCTATCTATAGTCTCTATAGGGCTCACTACACTTCCCTCTAACCTTTCCTAGTAAAGTCTCTTATAGGCATCTACTTTCCCTTAGGCTTCTTCTTTGTTGGCTTCGGTCGAAGTGGGTAGCCGCTCTTATGGGGGGACATTAAACCTCCCTTCCTCGTTGTGCAAGCTGGCTAACAATTACTGGTGTTATCTGGCTCTGACGAAGCTCCTCAAGGAGGTGTACCTCTTGTACCATATTTGCTGAGGTCATTGTGCTACCGTCTTTCCCCCAGCGGTATGCCCGATGATGCGCCAATCCATCCCCTGTACAGGTACAGGATGCAGAGTCACAGATTTCAAAGTAGAACTCCGTACTCCGCTCTTCCGCCTTATAGTAGTGTGACATTGCTAACTCCTTTCCTAAGCCTGCAACATAAGCCCTACAGAGTAGGTAAAGCTACCGCTACCACTATGAGCTACGCTAACTCTGATGGTTCTGGGTATTGCGACCCCCTGCATCCCATCCCAGTTATCTTCAATATCGCTAGCACCAAGCCCTAGAGCTAGGTACTGCTGACCTGTAGAAGACTTAGCATTTGCATTTACTATAGTAAAGTATTTATTGGATACAGGGTCTTTCCCTTGGATAGAAAGCGTTACGGTATCCGACCCAGGCACAGCCGTAATGTCAAAGAGGATTACTATCCCCCTAGCATTATAGGTGGTGATGTCTGAGCTTTGGGTACCCGTTGTCCGTGCTCCTGAGGCAAGGCCAGTTACTCCAGTATTCTGTCGTGTCCTATCCCAGGTTGACTCGTTAAATCCCTGGGAGTAGGCACCAACAATAAACTTCGTGTTGGTATCACCCTCGTTGAAGACGTTGGCAACAGCAGAGTTGGACTCCCCATCTGCTGAGGCTGTGACCCCCTGAAGCCAGGTTACATACCTGACACCCTTCTGGCTATTAGTGGCCTTCACCACATCATTAGCTGCTACATCGGTGACCCCTGCTAAGGAAGCATAGGCCTCTCCACCCTCTATGACGGGGTTGCCTGCAATGGCAGCGTCATGGGCCGCAGGGCCTTGGGCATAGATGCCAGAGGCTGAGGCAATGTTGACCCCCTCAAAGGTAGGCTGCACCATTGCATCCCCTTCAGCAGAGCCACGCCACCGCCGTACATCCCCTTCACCTGCGGCTGTGGGGGAGACCTCATCGACACTCAGCCCCATTTGGACTGGGTTCCCTACCTCAGCAGCATCACTCGCTGCCATCCCCTGCACCGTGTTGGGGTACGAGGCGTTATGGATTGTACGGTAGGTAGCAGTAAGGGTTCCTGTTGTCCCAGCCGCACAGCTAATCCGTACCTGAGAGAGTGGGCCTGGAAGGAGGTAACGGGCTGTAGCAAGAGAGGTAAGCTGTGCTACTGAGGGGGCAGAGTTGATAGCTGAGAGGGTGTAGTAGAGGATATTGAAGTAGTTGGCCCCATCTATAGTACCCTGGAAGTCTACTGTCCCATCCCAAGAGGAAGCTATAGCTAGGTTGACGAGGACGCTACCACCATCTGCTTGGAAATCTATGTTAGTAGCTGTGGTGGTTACAGCTACGGTATCACGCCGTTCACCTATAGCCATGAGGTTTCAGTTCTCCTCCTTCTAAGGGGCATCAGTTACCCCCTAGGATATATTTACCTAGATTGGCTCAGAGATCGCATAGGCAGCATCCTGCCTACCACTACCCCGCTCATAGACAATGATGAGGGTTACGTCTGACCCATCATCAGAGATAATCTTAGCTCCCTGCTCAGAGTGCTTAAGGTATCCCCAGTTGGAGGCCCCCACTGCATGGCCGAAGCTGCTGGTAGGGGTTCCTGTGGGGTGCCAATGGACACTATCCCCTGCTGGGACAAAGAACCAGATGTTCCCTGCATTGGCTGGAACCGTACCCCCAGCACTCGCTATCGACTCGGCAGAAGAGCCCATAGCTAGGGCCTCGGCAGAGACAAAAGGGGCTCGGAACTTGAGCTTGCTATTTGCCATCTCTTACTCCTTTAGTGCCTGACCTGCCATATTGACTACCTCACTCCTCCCAGGCCCTGGGCCTTGGGCTGCTCTACCTGGGTCTAGAGGAGGAAGACGTAGAACAGTGTCTACGACCTGTTTATCATGTTTAAGGAGAAACTCCCTTACTGTTTCAGGGTGTTCCTCGTTAGGCCACTCCATTGCTCCCCAGAAATGACGTACCATCTTAGCCATTAACTGAGGGTTCTTCTCCCTAAGGGCAGCCTCTAGGTCAGGGTGTAAGGCTTTAGTGGCCTCTACGGGGCTGCTAGGGACTTCTTGTGGCATTTCCTGTAACACTACTCCCTCCCTATGCTTAGCAGTCTCATAGTGCAACCTCTTCCCTGAGGCTTTAATGACGGCTCCACACTCGCATAGCATGGACTCTCCTATTACTCACCGCTTAGGATGTCTTTCGTCACCACCCTATCATAAAAGGGCCTTAGCCAGAAAGGGGGCTTCTTTAGGACTCCCCTGCTTAGGCTATTGATCTCCATAACGTTATATCCTAAGAAGGTAGAGGACTTACCCTCCCAAGGGGCTACCTCTTTTACAGGTTCCTTAACTAGCTTCTCTGCCTTTAGGAGCCTCCACACTCGGTCTACGGTACCCAACCACTTCTTAACCGTCCAGTCTTCTCCTGCTATATGAAGGAGTTTCTTAGAACGGGTAAAGCCTATCTCTTGCCCCCCTATCTTAAAGCTGCGGAGGGAGTAGACATCGAAAGCAGGCATTAAGCATCTCCTCTACCTGTATCAGGGAGTGGCCCCTGAGGGCTTTAGCGTCTTTCAACGTTTCCAGTACCCCCAGAGGCTCTCTTTTGGGAGGGTCTACACTCCCCTTATGCAAGGTATCAAGGGCCGAAGCTCCTTGCCTTACCTACACTACTAACAGGACAACCTCTAGTCCTAGCATGATGGGGTCGTCCCCGCCAGTGCCTTCCGCAGCCTTCTTGACGGCTACCCCAATATAGTTACCTGGAGCGATGAGGCCAGTAGCATTGAAGCCAGCAGACACATCAGCCACAGCCAGGTCGTTTGCTGCTACCGCTAGGGACGCAGCAGAGATACCATCAGTGGTTGCAGAGGTAGTCTCATCATCCACCCCGCCCGAAGCGTCTATGGTGTAGGTGTCAGAGGTATCAAGGAGCGTCCCTGTCCCACACCACCAGAGGTAGGCAATCGTAGCGGATGTGCTCACACAGTTCTGGGGTACCATGAAGCCACACCCGACCTCAGCATTATCATCGTCCAGTCCCAGGCCCATAAAGTCATTGTCCCTGTCCTGGGGAGCGACGTGGGTCGTATATGGGAACTGCATGGAGATGGTGACTTCACGAGGTATCTGTATCGTAGCACGAACCTCAGACGTGGAGATGGCAAACCCTACCACCTGCATAAGGTTCTCTGCCCCAGTAGGGCGAGTTGTTGTGATCTCTCCTGCGGTAGTGGAGAGGTAGAAACTAGTCCCCTGGGTATAGGGGGCATCAATGTCCACAATGACACAGGAGGTGCAGAGGGTACCAGTCTCCGTGGTCTTAAAGGTGTTGGTAGCAATAGCCTCTGCAAACTTGGTGTTGTCGTCAGCATCGGCAAGCTCCCAGTCCGTACCATCGAAGTAGAGCATATCCCCTGCTACTACATCAGTGGAGCCTATCGTAGCGGTAAAGACGTTCCTAGCCTGCCTGACGTAAGGATCAGCCATGTTATTTTCTCCTTAGTGAACTTCTAAGGTAAGTTTTCCCTAGAGTTTTAGGCTGCTGAATCTATGCCACCTAGAGCCGCAAACATCTTAGCGGAGTAGGCGACTACTTGGAGATACACTACCATCCGATAGAGGTTCTCGTTCTTGTTCTCTTTGATACCAATGTCCTGAATGTCAGGGCCTAACATATCACCGTTGTGGATGACAGTAAGTCCCTGCTTCTCCCTCCCGAATTTCACAGCAAAGATAGAGGTTGCCGTGCTGGAAGGCCAGGTGCTTGTATCGTTGTACTGCTCGGAGTTACTGATCCAGTCTGTGATAACAATCGGGATGCCATTGTACCGACGTACCTGGTGACCGAATAACTCAATGTTATCCATGACAACACCAGAGCCAGAAGCACGGGAGAGGGAGGTCACCTTCCGTCTCATCGTCTTGTTCATGATGAGGGCATCAGGAAGACCACTCTCTACCTGGTCTATCATAGCGTCTAGTCGGTCAACGGTAAGCTCTGTCTCAGCAGCCCCAGGGCCGTCTACATTACCATCATCCATAGCCATCATACGGGTCTCTGAACGGGCTAGGGAATCAAGCCCCTCATACTCTGTAGAGGTAGCTTCAGGCTCCCCAACAATGAAAAGCTGGGAGAGCTTACGAGACAGGCCTTTGGACATCAGGCTAAAGAGCACGGCCTTTTGGTCTTGGACGTTGCTCCGAGTCTGCATGGCATAACGGTCAAGGGGGGACTGTACCCCAACAATGGTCAGGGTTGTGGTTTTCTTGGTGAAGGTAGGCTCGGTGTCATTCCAAGTGTCACCTACTGCGTGGGTGGCAGCAGTTGGAAGAGCGTTCTCTCTGTTGTAGACGAGAGAGTTCCCGTTGTGGCTCTCAAACTGGAGCCAGGGCATCAACTCGTCATGGGTGATAACGTTCTCGAAGACACCAGCGATTACCTTATCATTAGCTAATTTAGCATATTCACTAAGTGTGGGAATCTTATCTGTTTCCTCCTAAGGAATATTAGGTTCCTTCTTGGTCTCTAAGTCCTGCCGCAATCTTATCTGTGGCTGAGAGGTCTCGCCAGGACTCGTTAGGGACACCTGAGGTGGAACCTGGGTTAGCCGTCTTAGTAGGAGGAGGGCCAACAGTTGTCGGGGGGTTAATGGAATCTTGGGGGGCTGTTGGAAGGTCATCGTTTGTACGTCCCTGCTCCATCTTCCACTCATAGGCCTTCAGACGCATATCCTTAGGGTCGTCTAGGCCTACAAACTCTGCTTCTGGCACTCCCATTGACTGGGCTAACTCCTTGGCTGTCACCGCTAACTCACGAGAGAGAAGTTTGTCGGAGGTTTCCTCTGCCTGCCGTAGGGCCTCTCTGACCTTTCTGGCATTAGCTTTAGCCTCCTCATCGTCTCCGTAGAGATCAGCATCTTTAGAGGTATTTCTTAGCTCCTCTATGTCCCTCTTAACGTTTCCTATCTGGCTACGAAGGTCTCCTATGGTAGCATCCCTTTGACCTAAGAGCTTTCGGGTTACCTTTAGCTCTGTCTCTAAGGCTTCGGTCTTCCTAGTAGTCTCTAGCAGGGCTTCCTGGTTAGTAGGCCTACTACGCCTAGACTTAGAGTCGCTGCTGGAGCCTGTCTGCTCGGTTGCTGGGCCTGCCTTAGTGTCTTCTGCCATCTTACCTCCCTGAAGAACTCTAGTAGGAGAGTAGAGAATAGCTAGTAGGGTTGTCAATAGGGACGCTAGTAGCCTAGCACACTGGTAGGGACAAACAAAGACCCCCTGAGGGGCTAGTTCAGGGGGCCTTGGGGGAAGGGAGAGATATGGGTGAGGAAGACAAACAACCTCTAAGCTTTAACTCTATTATAACAAACGTCTCCGCCTCTCTTCAAGGAGGATACGGGCCTCTAGGGTACGGAGTCTTGTCGCCTTACCCCAAAAGTAGAGGGCTGCATCTACCTCAGGGTCTGTGTCTCGAAGCTGCTGCCTAACCCTAGTTAGGGTACGCCTCATTTTTATTATACGAGGATGCTTCTTTAGCCTCTCTATAGTATCAACCTTCCCTCTACGGGTAGCCGCCTGGAGAGCCCTCCATATTGTATTGGTCTCAGGGTTCTGTAGAAGGTACCTCTCCTGAGCGTTCCAATAGCGTTCCAAAAGGCTTTTGTCATCGTGCCACTGGTGCCAAAGTGGGGGAACCTCCTTGTTGGCACGGAAGGATGCCTCAATGTTGTTCACTGTGTCCTGGCCGTACTTGCTTACCATTGCTGCGAGGTGTTCCTTAGCTCGCTCTGGCAGGAAGTCCCCAAAGGCGTCTTCCAAATCAGGGTTAGCGATAACCGTAGCAATGTATTCTGCCCTAGCAACATCTTCTAGAGGTACGAACTCCTTTCCCTCGGTCATCTCCTGTAGCTTAGTAAGGGCTTCCGCATGATCCCCATCTACTTGGTAGAGATCAGAGATCATCGTACCGTATATGGTGTTAATATCTTGCATTGTCTTTAAGAACTTAGCAGGGGAACGCCTGCCTATTACCGACCCAAAAGCAGCGTGTCCTGCGTGTGTTTCCCAGAAGGCACGGGCCGTGTCCCCTTCACGGAAGAAGGTATTGAGGTCAATGTCTCCTCGCTCTTGCTGCTGGGCCGTCGTGAGCTTCTGCCATTTCTCAAGCTCAGCCTGCCTGGTATCAATAGCTTGGATACCTGTTTCCCCCTGGGTAATCCGTTGTTTCTGGCGGTAGGAGAGTACATCCCAGGTAAGGCCCGTCTCCTCAGCCTCCTTACGCTGGTCTGGGGCTAGCTGGGACAAGGGTATAAGAGCAGCCAACTCATCTCGAAGCTCGTCCCTATACTCTCGACGCTGTTTGGGCCAGCTACGGAGGCCAAAAAAGTCACCTGCCATCCCTATCCAGCCTGCTGGGGGGTCATCAGCGATACGGGCCTCCAACCAGAAGGGGAGAAGACGACCCTCTATTTCATGCCGAAAGAACTGGAGTGGGGTCTTTACAGGTTCCCCGATAAAAGTCTCTCTACCAGGAGCTATTCCTGGGATAGGGACTACATCCAGAACAGCAGAGGTAAGAGGGGCTGCACTACCCCTGAACCATCGACTTATATGACCTGCCGCTTCCTCTGGGTCGTCGGAGGCTCCTGCTCGTACCACAGTCCTTACAATAGAGTAGGCCTTACCCCCAAGACCAAGATGATGCCCGTCTACCTCAAGCATCATAAAGTCAGCCCCATCCCCTCCTTGATCTCTACTACGGGGGTCGAGGTGGATAGGCTTGTTGAGGGCTGTGCATACCGCTATATAGGCAGCTACCGTCCCCACAAAGAACTTACCAAAGGCCCGACGGGATTCTGCTCCTTGCCAGCCCCCTTGGACTGACTGGGCCATTAGCCCTGTCATAGCCCTTGTCCAACGAGGAGCTAGGAAGAAGGCTACGGACTCTACCTCACGTTGGGTTGCCGAGACTCCTAGCCTCTTAGTAGAGATAACCCCTGTCATCTTGTTAATGTGCTGGGCTACATCATCTACGGAAGCTGCTCCCTTCTGTATGGCTGGGAGATAGGCCTGCCCCATCTCCATACGGGCTACATCAAAGAACATCTCGTAAGAGGCTGAGAAGCGTCCAAAAACCTGACGGAAGAGGGTCGTTCCACCTGGAACCTTGGGAAGTGTACGGGCTACATACCCCCCAGGTTGAACAGCCTCCATAAACTCAGGGGAGCCCATGTGGAGACGCCTACCATAGAAATGGAAAAGACGTTGGACATCATCACTGCCTAGGTATGCCTGTCTCTGAGCAGGATCAATGAGGGATAAGAAGGACTTGCTAGCTGCCTTAACCCAAGCCACAGGAGCATTTGCTAGCAGCAGAGCCCCTTGGAGGAGGCTTGCTCCCTGGTCTAAGGTCAACGTCCCTAAACGAGACATAGACGAAATATCAGATATCCCAGGCAGAGCCCCACCACCCCGCAGGGCAGACTCAAAGACACCTGTATCCTCTCGGAGTGCCTTCCCAAGGTAGTCAGCAACTTCTCTAGGGAAGAGGTACCCAGAAAAAGCGGGTTCCCATACCTTCCCCAAATCTAAACGAACCTTCTCTTCTTGCCTCGCTGTCTTTGCAGCAAACCTTGCAAGAGCAGCTTCTGCTCTACGCCGCCTCCCTTCTTCTTTTACCCCCAGTACAAGGGCATCTATCGCAGCCTTCTTCCTCTCGACATTTTGAAGCCGTCTAAATGTGATATAGTCTGTCCCCCACTGAGGATGGATACGCTTTAGCTGAGCCGTCTCTGAAGCAGTTAGCTTTATGTGCTTAGGGTTCCGAGCTACCTTTACCAGAGCACGGATAAGGCCTCCCTGACCCCTTTTACCTGCTAAGACTTGGCTAGCGGCTTGGGTAGTCCTTACCCTCTCTAGGAGTTCTGCCCCTACCCGTTGGTTAAGGGTGCTTCCCATAGCCCTTATGTTGTCAGCAAGCCTTGCATCCGTGATAACCTTCATAGCTCCCTTCATGTAGGTTTCTACGATGTCTCCTAGAGGGTCTCTAGACCCTGCCCCCATATAGACCGTGCCGTTGTTAATAGCCTCCTCCGCCATATCGTGCAGACGAGAGCTAGCCAAAACTCCAGGCTTAGCTCCTATAGCCCTTCCTCCAGTAGCGGACTTCCTATTTGCTATCTCTCCTATCATCTTCACAAAACGAGGGAAATAATGTTCGTGCTTTCCAAACTGTGTCAGTTCACGAGCCCATTTCTTTTCTGCTGCACGACGGGCTAGTTCCTTGGCTCGTACCCCAACAGCTTTGGCTACGGCTCCCTCAACAAGACTCTTCTGTACCTCGGTAAAGTAGCCGTCTATAAGATCATCAGCTATCTTAATAGCTGCTCGCTGCTCGGTACTAAGCTGGAAGTCCCCATACCGCTCTATAACATCTTGGAAAGGCACCTTCTCTGCCTCCATGCCCCTAACCTTAGCCCTGTACCCACCCAGAGGGTCAACTAACGGCTTCCATGTACCTCCTGGCCTCATTAAGGGCAGAGGTTTTCCTGCTGCATCAACAAATATTTCCAGGTGTTCTGGGGCTATAGGGAGTCCTGTCTCTCTAAACGCTGGAAGATGCCCCTGTTGTATCCGCAGATTCACATCCCCTGGAAAATCTGACTTCTTGAAAGCTCGCAACCCTAGAAATTCTCCTCGCTTAAAGCCCCCTTCCCGTATTCCTGGTAGCTGCGCCATGTTTGTCCTATGATAAATCCAGGGGCCTGTCACTTTGGGTGTAACAGGGGAAGGAGGAGTTATTGCTCTTCGACGCTTCTCACTAAGGGCGGCTTGTTTGTTCAGTTTCCAGAGCTTCCTACTAGCTGTAAACTTCTTCCCTGGGTACTCCAGCCCTGGATAGTCTTTAGCATACTTGGACGCCTGCTGAATGAGTTTGTCCAGTCCCTCATCTGTTGACCGAAGGACTTTCTGTATCACCTTGTCATACGTCTCGACTGCTATACTCCCCCGTGAGACCTTTTGTACTCCAACGTTTACTCCCTCCTTCCAGAGAGGAGAACCTCGTTTAAGAATATCCGCAGGCGTTGGAAGGAGGGGACGACCAGGCATCCTCTTCACGTTCATAAAGAGGTTGCCACCTTCCTCAAAGGTGCGGAAGAGCTTCGGGTCTTGTGTTAAACGCCGAAGAAGAGATATCTCCGTAGTCACAACGGTATCAGCGTTATCTTGAAGCCTCCTCCAATCTATAAGAGTCATAGCTAACTTATCCCGTTCATCAACTTTATTGATAAGTCCTGAGGGGTTTGTATGGTAAAGGACTTGTTTAATAGGAGGGATTTTCCCAAAAGGACTACGGTGGATACCAATAGCTATCTTCCGTAGCGTATTCAGTTCGTAGCCTTCTGCTTGAAGAACCTCATCTGTAAGGAGTTGGGCATATTTCTTCCTGTCTACTTGGGGACGAAGGGCCTCTGGAATAGCT